CTCTTCCGATCTGGAGTGATTTTTATGAAAGGATTGGTATTCGACACCGAGAATCGGATGCAGTTCAAGGACTTCGGCGAACCGCTGCTGGATAACCTCCAGAAAGAGGTCGGCGGCTGCATCGAGGTGGTTCATCCCAAGTATCTGCCGGAAGGACTGTGCATGGTGATTGACGATGAGGGGTTGCTGAAAGGCTATGCCATCAACAGCATCGCCAGCGTCCTCTACGGTACGCCGGAACATGGTCAGCCCATTGTGGGCACCGCTGTGATTCTCCGTGAGGGCTTTGTGGCCGGGGAACTCGACTTTATGAGCCTTGATGATGGAGATGAAGTTGGCCTGATGCTCTTGTTCTCTGCGCTCGGTATCTGCATCAAGAACGAAAGCGAGGCTGAGTGATGGACCTGGAAAAATTCTACTTCACATACGGCTCAGATGATGTTCAGCCGTACTGCGGAGGATGGACGGAGATCTGGGCACCCAACTACCACATGGCGTGTCAGGCGTTCCGGGCAGTCCACCCTGACCGCATTCCCAATGTTCTCAACTGTGCCAGCGTGTACAGCGCAAAGGAGTTCGAGAAAACCAAGATGTTCGGCCCGGGCGGCAACTTCGGCCTCCGCTGCCGGGAGACCATCACTCTGAACATCGCTGTCAACAAGGCCGAGGAGGGGGTGATTTTTTGAAAGTAAGAGGCAAAAAGCTGACCCGCAAGCAGAAAGAGGCCCTTTCCGCACAGGGCTGGGACTTCCGCCTGTACCTCTGTGTCCGGGATGGCCCGGACTTCATGGAGCTGGTCAACCGTACCACCGGCAAGTACGTCATGTTCCGCAAGTAAGCCTATCAACTGAAAAGGAGTAAACATTATGATTCGCAATCCCAACGACATTCAGGACGGCGCAAAGAAGATTCGGATGCTCATTGCTGGCTACCCCGGCATCGGCAAGTCCACGCTGGCCCTGTCCTCACCCCGCCCGCTGCACATCGACTGCGACTTTGGCATTGACCGTATCGAACCTCGCTACCGTATGCCGTACATCCAGCCCCGCAGCTATGACGAGATTCTGAATGACCTGAAGCCGGAGAACCTCAAGGACTTCGAGACGCTGGTGTTCGATACCGCCGGAAAGCTTATCACCCTGATGGGCCTGTGGGCTATCAAGCAGAACCCCAAGTATGGTCAGCGGGACGGCAGTCTGTCCCTCAAGGGCTATGGCTTTGTTGGCCGCGAGTTCGTCCGGCTGATGGACTACTGCTTCTACGAGCTGAAGAAGAACATCGTGGTGGTCTTCCACGCCACCGAGGAAAAGGACGGCGATAACACCCGTCTCCGCATCAAGGTTGAGGGGCAGACCAAGAACAATGTGTGGGAGCCTATGGATCTGGGCGGCTTCGTGGAAATGTACGGCAACGACCGCACCATTGGTTTCTCCAACTGTGAGAAGTATTTTGCCAAGGGCACCCGCGGCATCCACGGTGTCTATAAGATTCCCGCCCTCGGCCCCGGCAGCCCGAACGACTTCCTGACCAAGCTGTTTGAGGAGTACAACAGCAAGGCCGCCGAGGAAGTGGCTGCAAATGCCAAGGAGAACGAAGCCTACGAGCAGGTCATGCAGGAGGGCAGCAAGATCATTGCTGGCATCAAGGATGCCGACACCGCCAACGCTGCCATGCCGCCGTTCAAGGCTCTGCAGCACCACTTGACTTCCCGTCAGGAACTGAATGCCCAGTGGAAAGCTAAGATTGCCGCTCTCGGCCTGACTTTTGATACGACCGCTGTCCAGTACAAGCCCGCAGAGGAGGCACAGTAATGGCTGCATACCTTGTTACTCACTCGCTGCTGTCCTCGTGGCTGCACCTCATCCGGGAGAATCCCTACGAGGATTTGACCACCGAGGGCGACCCGCTGGCAGAGTTCATGCTGGTCCTGCGTCGGGAGCCTACACCCCGGACGGAGGCTATGCAGAACGGCATTGACTTTGAGAACCTTGTGACCTCCATTGTCAACGGCCACGATGACCCCAATAATCCGTGGAGCTGGGCCGCCGGGCAGATTGCCGCCATCATCAAGGGTGGACAGTTGCAGTTTAAATCCCGCAAAACCATTCAGGTGCGCGGCATGGATGTAGTCCTGTATGGCCGCCTCGATGCCCTCAAGGCTGGCACCATCTACGACATCAAGTTCAGTAGGGGCTATGAGCGCGGGAAATTCTATTCCAGCACTCAGCACCCCACCTATATGCTGCTCATCCCGGAGGCGCAGCAGTTTTCCTACCTTGTCAGCAATGGCATGGATGTCTGGACGGAGTGCTACCGCCGGGACGAAACGCCGGATATTCGCCCCATCATTTCGGATTTCTTTGACTGGCTGGATGCCTATGGGCTGATGGCCGAGTTCAAGGAGCACTGGAAAGCCTTATGACCGGGCGGCTGGTCGATATGAGTTTCAGTTTGAACCGCAAGCAGCGTATCACGCTGGAAGTTGATTCTGATTTCCGAAGTCTGTGGGACAAGCTGAATCAGGAGCCGCTGCTGGACATTGAAATCAAGAAGCACCGCAACAAGCGCAGCCACAGTGCAAACGCCTACTTCCATGTTCTGGTCAACAAGATCGCCGCCGAAACTGGCGAATCGGACGACCTTGTGAAAGAGCGGCTGGTTGTGGCCTACGGAACGGTTGCGAGAGATAAGGATGGCTGCACCGTGGGCTTCAAACTTCCGGTCAGCGTGGATGTTCACGACCTCTACAAATACACCCGCTGCTTTGATGTGCGGGAAGAGGACGGAAAATGGTTCAACTGCTACTTGGTTTACAAGGACACCAGCAAGATGGACACGAAAGAATTTTCACACCTGATTGACGGTGCGATTGATGAAGCCAAGGCTCTGGGTATCGAGACGGATACCCCGGAGCAGTTGGCCCGGTACAAGGAGGAATGGTCACGATGAAAGGCCGAATCGTCATCTGCGACTACTGCGGAACGCCCGCAGACTTCGTAGACAGTTCGGTGGTTTACCACGGCCACAGCTTCGGCATGATTTACCTCTGCCCTCGCTGCGGTGCCTATGTCGGCGTACACAAGGGGTCTGACAAACCCCTTGGCCGCTTGGCAAATTCGGAGTTGCGCAACTGGAAAAAGGCAGCTCATGCAGCATTTGACCCGCTCTGGAAATACGGTCCCTACCGTGGCCGCCGGAATGAGGCCTACCGCTGGCTGTCCGAGAAGATGGGCACCCCGATTGAATTTACGCATATTGGAATGTTCGATGTGGACCAGTGCCGCAAGGTGGTCCGCATCATGCGAGAAGAAAGGAACCGGTTATGGAAGATTTGAACGTCCAGACCATCGCTATCCCGGTTGAGGAGTACAAGGACTTGCTTCGGGCACAGACCGAGCTCGCCATCATCTACCAGAAGAACGCCAACGGTGATGCTTACGGCACTGGCACTTTCGTGCAGGAGATGCGGAACGCATTTTGCAACGTCAGGCAGGAGGACGCGCATGCTGAATAATTGCATATTTCAGGGCCGCTTCGCTGCCGATCCTGAAATGCGGACCACACAGAGCGGCCTGACAGTCGCCAGCTTTCGCATGGCCGTTGACCGGGACAATGTCGGTCAGGATGGCCGGCGGGCTACCGATTGGCTGAATTTCGTGGCATGGCGTAAAACGGCAGAGTTCGTTTGCCAGTATTTCCGCAAGGGAAGCACGGCTCTTGTGGAGTGCCAGTGCCAGACCCGCTCCTACGAAGACAAGAACGGTCAGAAGCGCACCGCCACCGAGTTTGTGGTCCAGAAGATTCACTTTTGCGGCCCAAAAACGGAGCAGCGAGTGGATGATGGCGGTGAGGCACCGCCGCCGGGCTACCAGCAGCCGCAGCAGATGGGCTTCAACACCCAGAGCCAGCGGCAGCAGTGGCAGCAGAGTGCCCCCGGCGGGCAGCAGCCCAGCTACTCGCAGGGCGACCCTGACGATTTCTCGGTCATCGATGACAGCGACGACCTGCCGTTCTAAGGGGGGCTGATAATGGCAACTGGAAAACGGTATTACTGGATTAAGCTCAAGGACTCGTTTATGTCGTCGGACATGATCGATTACCTCATGGGGCAGCCCGATGGTGCCAACTATGTTGTCCTTTATCAAATGCTCTGTCTCAAAACCATCAACACTGGCGGCCGACTGGCTTTCCAAATCGGGGATATGATTATTCCTTATGATGTAGAAAAAATTCAGCGCGAATGCAAATGGTTCTCGTTGGCAACTGTCCGTGTTGCTTTGGAAGTCTATAAGCAAATCGGTCTAATTTATGAGGACAAAGATGGTGTTCTCGTTTTGGCCAACTACTCAGACATTGTCGGCAGTGAAACAGACTACTCTGCGCAGAAGCGCCTTCAGCGTGAAAACCGCCGCAGACAACTTCCCCCAAAGTGTGCAGACAGCAACGAGGACAACAATGTGGACAATGTCCATACAGAGAAAGAGATAGAGATAGATAAAGAGAAAGATATAGAGAACAGAGAAAGAGTAAGAGATAACGGTAGTCCGACCGTCGATGCTGGGCTGGCTGAGATCATCCGCTCTTTCGAGGACAATCTCGGAGGTTTCCCACCAGCAGCGCGGGAAGACCTGCTGGGCTGGAGGGAGATTTTCACGGACGACCTCATCTTGCTGGCCATCAAAAAGGCCGCTCTGGCCGGGGTTCGCAAATGGTCCTACGTCAACGGCATCCTGAAAGTATGGAAAAACGAGGGTGTGAGAACCCTTGGTGACGTGCAGTCCCGTGACGAGCGGCGCAAGCC